AATTCAAGCAAGCCGCTATATGGATTCATACCTGTTTCGTATGGAATCTTAACTTGTACACCTTCAAACGGTTTAGCATAACGTGTTTTCATAACCTTACAAGCGGCACGAATACCACGCACTTCACTGATCTTGTTACCGTCTTCATCTTCTTTAAGTTTCAACTTCTTCATTGCAACTACGATAGATGATGCGTAGATAAAGCCTTGACCGCCTGAGATTTTATCATCTGGGTCAAACATATCTTGCGATGCATAAGTGTGGTTAGTTGCTACTAAGCCTACATTGTGCGAACCAAACATATTAACGGTGTTACGAACAAGTGCTGTTAGTGCTTTAGGCTTACGACCCATATCACCTTTCATATCACCTTTGTTAAACTGGTCAACGTCTGTAGGTGTTAGCAACATGCCTAGTGAGTCAACTACAAACAATACCTTAGGACGATCTTCTTCGTTCATTGCTTTGTAGTCTGCCATAAACGTACTAATAGTCTTTGCTACGTCATCAATCATTGACATATTAAGTTTTAGCAGTTTATCTTCTGAAGTATCTACGTCAAGTGCTTGTAGCCACGCTTCGTCAAGTGCGTTCTCTGAGTCAATAAGAACTACAAAGATACCTTGATCTTGTGCTGACTTTACAATGTTGCCTGAACAGATATAAGACTTACCTGCACCAGATTCGCCTGCAAATACGCTTACTTTGCCTAGCGGAATACCTTTGTTCCAATCACCTGAAATAAGATAGTTGAGTGCAAAGTTACCTGTGCTAATCCAATCAGTAGGATCGTTAAATCCTGCACTCATGCCTGTAATGGATTTCGTTAGCGATGTTCGAAACTTAGTAGGATCGAATGCCTTATTAGCCATAATTAATCTCCTAATCTAAAAAGCAAAATGGGGGATTGCTCCCCCATAATATATTACTGTCCTTGACGTGCTCGGATCATTGCAAGAATGTCTTGCGCACCGCCGGCATCTCCTGTCGCTTCTGCTGCTGGAGCAGCTTCAGGTTCTGGAGTAGGTTCAACAACTGGTGCTGCCTCTGCTACCGGAGCAGGAGCAGTTTGACTAGTTGCAGTACCATTAGATGTCGCTACATTAGGATCACCTGTACGTGCAGCCATGCCGCTTGGACGGAAGTAATTGCTCCAACGATCTGCATCGTATGCTTCACCGTCTACTGACGCTTCAAACATTTCCTGCATCACCTTGACAGCAGTTTCGTCTGGCTTTTTGGGAAGGAAATCTGAAAGATTAAACAAGCCGTGTTCGTTAATTGCAGCCATTTCTACATCACTCAATGGACGCTCTCTACGTGCCCAATTAGATGTGCCATAATCTGCATAACCGCCTTTTGAAGTTTTATTAAGACGGAAGTCAACACCAGCAGTATAATCTGTTGGCAACTCTTCCATGTCTGGATCCATAAGCGCCTGCTTAATGATCTGGAAGATTTGTGGACCAATAATAAAGCGACGAATTGGATTGTCGGGTGCTTCATCATCGGCTAGCGGATTGTCCGTTACAAAGCCTTGGAAGATATACGAACGCTTTTTCCAATACTTACGACCCATATCTTCTAGACTTGGATCTTTAAACCAGCCACGTACTTCATTAAGAATGTTACATGTCTCGCCGTACATTTCCATACATGGAATTTGTACTTGTACTGGACGCGAACCTGTGTCGCCTTTTACTCCGCTAAAAGGAAGTTTAATCATCAGACGCTCTTTCCAAAAGAAAGTATTATCGGCGTCACCGTCAGGTAAGAAACGCATAGTTGCGCTTTCGCCTTCTTTAATATTCCAGAATGGGTAAATTGGGTTAGGGCCGCTTGGGCCGTTTGATGCACCTGATGAACGTGCTTCTTGTTCTTTGAGCTTTGCTCGGATTTCTGCTAATGATGCCATAGTTATGCCTCCTATTGTTATGCCTATGTGCTTTGTGCCTATATTTGTGTAGCACAGTTATAATACTACACTCGTTTATTTATCTTGTCAACTATTTATTTAATTATTTTTTAATCGTATTCTACGCCATCTTTTTGTAGAAGATCTCTAAGATACTTTTCTGTAATAAATCCGTCTACATATGCATCTCTTAGTGCGTATGAACATTCTTGCATAGTCAACTTAGAACCACCCTCTTTCAATTCTTGTACAATTGCTGCAACCATTCCTGGATAAGGTTTGTCTCCTCTTGCAACAAGTTCCAAACATCTTGTTTTTAATTCTTCTGTAGTTGTAATAGCCATTTACTGCTCCTGTATAGGAGTCTTGCAGGTTAGCGTAAACCTGCAAGCTCCTTCATTCTGTCAAACTCTTCTGTATCCAACTGCTGTGGTTGTGTATGCATCTGATACTCATCGAAGAGTGCTTGTACCTGTTCAATGAAAGCCTTTGCCGGTTCTATGAACTCTTCGCCGTAGTCTTTCTCAACCATAGTTAATACTGCGGTCTCGCCTTTTGGAAACAGGCCTGTTTCTCTGTCATAGTATGATAGTATAAACTCGCCTAATGGTGTCTTTTGTTCTTTGACGTCTTCTTCGTCATCTTTTCCCATTGCCTTTTTAATAGCAATATCTTTTGCCTTCATATAATCATCTGAATCAATATCGCCGTCCTTGTCAAGATCTTTGCCTTTAGATTCGTCTTTTGGATCTTCCATTACATCTCTAATATAAACCATCAATGGATATAATGCATTTACAATTTGATTACCAAAACGTGCATTTTCACCGCTGCCTGGCTTAGTTTCTAATTTCTTAGCTTCGCCACGTAACTGCATAACAGGTTCTAGAACTTCCTTTAGCTTAGGATCATTCATACCGCTAATACCTAATTTGCTATCCATCCAACTGTATACATCGTATACATCACTTACATATTCATTGGCTAAGTTGCCATCATATGTGTCTTTGCCTGTTTCAATCTTTTTACCAATGCCACGCAAACGACCTAATGCTTCTACAGCGTCTTTGCGTGTTTTGATATATGCTTCTTCTAGATCATTTTCAGCTTCGCTAAACTGACCCATCATTTCTTCAAAGCCTTGTTCTAATGCAGTTTCTTCTGGAATGCAAGAACCTTTAGATCCTCTTGTTGCACCTGGTTTTTTACGCCAACCGTCGCGGCACTTATCATAAATCTTACTATTGCCGTGACGTTCGCCTTCGTCAAATTCAATTTCTTCTGTTCTAGGTTCGTCGCCTTTGCCCATTAACCAATTTATTACTTTCTTGCCACCATATAATATAGCAATAACTGCAAGTACAGGTAGTCCATATTTAGCTGCTGATGCTCCAATTTGTCTAAGAGCGCCGCCGCCTAAAAATGCTGAAATTTCGTCTTGTATACCATTAATACCTTGAGAAGCTTTATCCATAAGTTCTTCTGCACTAGTTGCTAAATCATCTATAGTATCGCTTACTTGCTTTCCAACATAAGCAGCACCGCCCAGTGCTGCGGTTGTTCCTGGATTTTTTGCAATATAGTTTCCTGCGCCTCTTGCAACTTGTCCAGCTGCTTGTCCTGCGCTTCTTGCAACTTGTCCGGCTGCTTGCCCAACTGCTTGTCCGGCTGTTTGTCCTGCGGCTCTTGCAGCAATGCGGGCTTTTGCAGCTTTTATTGCAGCACCTCTTTTGGCTAATATTGAAGCACCCATTCTCGATAGTTGCGGAATTGCTGCTCTAGCTGCGGCCATTACACCTGCTGCTATAAGCGGAGCAACTTCGTCTAATTCTTCTTCTGACTCTCCTAGTACATCATCTGGACCTAGTTCTTTGGCCTTTGTACCTTCTTTTACTAGGTTGTATATGTATGGGAAGATATCTTGTAGTTCTTCATTAAACTGCTTAATAGTTAGTTCGTCTATCCAGTTTTCAGCAACATCACTTGGAACATCTTCTAGTACTGGGGGATTAAATGTTTCAAATGCTTCTTTGTAGTATGCTGGCTTTTGTAATGACGCTATTTCTTTTTTAACTGTAGCAATACGTTCTTTGACAATATCTGTATATCCTGCTAGGCTTTCTGCCATTACAGCTGAACGGCTCATATAGTTTTTAAACTTACGTAGCTTTGCCATTTCTTCTGATAGGCCTACAATATGCTTACCAAAATCGTCGTATGTGTTTCCGCCTTCTGCTACGTGACGTGCCATTGCTCTTGCACCACTTAGATGTTTGTATGGATATTTAAATCTTTCACCTTCGGGAGATTCAATATAAATTTTTCCAATCTTTTGTGTTCTACCTGTGGCACTTTCCTGGTTAATACTTTCTGTATGTTTGATTATAATACGTGCTTCGCCTACTTTTTGATAGCTTACACGACTAGTGCCATATAGTTTTGATTCTGTCATTTTTCCGTCCCCAGACCGATTTGTTGCTAAAAACTTATAATCTTTTTTTGTTAAGTTTGATTTGTTTATGTCTCTGATACTGAAATCAAGTAATCTTTTTTTACTAAAGACTCTTAGTTCTTTTAAAAAATTAAACCATTGTTTCTTTGTTATATCATCTTGAAATTCAACAATATCATTAGAATAAATTACAGTGAGTCCTTCTTGTTCCGAAATACTTATACTAACTTTTCCAATATCCGTTCCGTCATTGTTATAAGAAAAATCAAAGAATCTAGCTTCTGAAGGTTCATTTGTTACATTGCCTTCAGCATCGCCTATTGTAATCGCTGGAAATTTTCCACGCAATTTTTTAAAAAGATCTTCACTTATTCTGTCAAATTTCTGCATAATGTATTTATCAATAATTGCTGCTAATGAAGATTGGCATTGGAGGATCATAATCTTCAATATCTTCTGCTTGGTTAAATGTATTGTATACTCTTGGATCCCAATCCTTCAAAACACTCATCATCCTTATTGCTAATAATGTTGCACTTATCAAATCATCTGTCATACCGCTTTTAGCTTGGTAACTAGATCCTGTTGCAACATATCCTTTTAGTTCAGATATAAATGGCTTTGAATGTATAACCATTTTGTCATTTTCTATCATTGTTTTGAGTCTGGAACAAGCTGTAACTTTGGTACTGTGGGTTGTGTTGAATCCTTTGCGGAACTTTCTGACGTGTCCCTTTCTAATGGGTTCACTAACAAACAAACCAGGGATATTTTCCTCCCCAAAGTCATTGATAACGATAAGCGCGGCTTCTCCCAACCCATTGTTTTCTACACTCCAATAAATACCTTGTGGGTTTTGTGTACATTCTTCAATGTATTTACAAATATCTGCAAGCACTCTTATCTGTCCAGGTATAGCAGTTTGATTGTGCTGCCATTCAGCAACTTGTTCGTATGTAGGTAATTCGAATACCTGTATTGCCGCATAATCTCCTCCTGTGCCCATTGAAGGATCTAGTGCAATTGCATAGGTGTACTGGTTAGATGGTTTTTTATACCAACGTGTTTGACCCATGTTTATAATCGGTGACCCGCCTTCCATGGTTGCTAGTTTGATTGAGTTAATTAGTGTTTCATCAAATACTAGAAACTCACAGCCATACTCACGTCTAAACTTTTCTTCGCCAATGCGTCCAATTTCATCTTCTTTCCACTTTTCGTCTCTATCAGGATGTTCGTCCCAATGTGCCATAAATGAACGAAAACCGTTGATACCTACTTCTTGTTCATTACCGTGATTATCAAAACGCTGTTCTGCTTGCTTCCAAATAGTAGCAAAGGTATCTTCATCACTATTTGGTGTACTAGTAATAATAGCACGACCACCTGTTGCTAGTGTAGGAGATATTGAAGTCCAAAATTCTTCAGCAATATTAGGTTGTACGAACGCAAACTCGTCACAGTATAGTAGCGAGATAGACATACCACGTCCTGTGTTGCCTGTTGTTGTTTGACTTACAATTCTACTACCATTCTCAAACTCTATGCTACCTTTGTTGTAGCTTGTAACACCTGCTCTAATGTGATCAGGGCAAGTTTCATACACATAACGTATACGTGCCATGATCTCCTGTGCACCTGTGTATTTGTGTGCAGCAATAAGAATAGTTTGATCTGGATTAAACATTGCATACCAAGCAAGATAGATAGCAGCACAAGTTGTTTTGCCTGTCTGTCTAGGCATCATGTTAATATTAAAACGATAGTTATGATATGTATCCATTAAGCCTAGTTGATAATTGTAAGGCTCAAACAATAGCTTACCTTTTACAGGATGTTGGATGTACGCAAATTTACGTGCAAAATACAAGTAGCCATTATCAGGATCCATGCATTGCATCAAATCTTGTATTTGCTCTTCTGTATATGTTTCTTTAGTATTAGCCTTTTTGGTTAATACACCATCTAAACTTTTGCTCATACTAATACTTATCCAAAAAAATAGGCTCCTAAGAGCCTATTGATTTGCTGGGGGAATTAATTACAATTACTTGCGTATAGTTTTTCGAACTTGCCTTTGCTACAACCATACTTTTCATGTACTTTTTTATACATTTCCATTTTAGCACAGCCACTTGCGTTTAACTTTTTCATTTCTTCTTTGCAGCCCATTTCATCAAACTTTGCTGAGCCGTCGCCATCTCTGCCAGTTTTCTTAAATTCTGCTTCGTTTGTTTTCTTTTTCTTCTTTAGATCGTTTGGACCTTTGCCATCTTCCGCATAATCTGGAATGCCATTCTTATTTGCGTCTGGCTTTTTCTTTTCTGAAAGAGCTTTCATAAGTGCTGCTTTGATGGTTTCTACAGCAAGAGCATTATCGCCATCTTGTGCTTTAGCATACATTTTCTTTTCGCGGTTAATACCACCGCTTAAATCTTTAGTCATATGCTTGTGATCTTGGTATTCTGGTTCTGGCTCGTTGTCATAACCTTCATCCATATCGTCCATATAATCTTCAATGTATTCTTGGGCTCTCTGCATTACCATATCAAACTTATCACTACCACCATCTTGATCAGCCATAGCATCTGCCATTTCTCCAGCAGCATCCTCTATATTACCTTGTTTGATTAATGCACCTACTTTAGCAACGTCAGGTTGGCCATAGTACATCATATCTGTATCCATTTCGTCTACAAACTTAGCAATCATTGACGCAACTTTAGGATCAGCATCTTCTTCAATATTGTCGGTCATTTTATCACCGATAGCTGCTCCTGCTGCTCCTGGTATTGAACTGCCTACTGCTTTACCTATATTAGATCCTATATCAGCTGCTTTTTGGCTGACCTGTTTTCCAAGCCATCCCCCGGCACCTGCTGCTTTGGCAGCTAGTGCACCGCCTGCTTTGGCACCCAGGGCGCCGCCTTTTGCTGCTAGTGCGCCTGTTGCACCTGTTGCTGCACCTGCTGCTGAACCTAATGCGCCGCCTGCTAGGGCACCAATTAGTCCTGCATTTAAATCTTGATCGCCTTCTACATCGTCACGTCCTGGAATTTTTGGATCGTCGTCCATTGCTGCACGGAACTTATCAATATCAGTACGCATTGGCATCGGCATATCTGCCGGTACTGGTTTTGGCCCTACTCCTGCGTGTCCTTGCATAGCTGCAATCATATCTGCAATCTCTGCGCCTGTTTCTGCACTTATTGAAATAGTTGCAGCTTCATTTAACTGCTCTTTGTTTGCATTTTCAATATCAGTCATTTTCTGAATTAAATTTTTCATATTCATTGTATTAACCTCCGACGACCGCTTTACTGTTTTCTGTATCGCCAATATCTTGGGATTCACCTTGTGGTGCACCTGCTGCTGCATCGTGGTCGCGTTCTTTACGAGCAGTTTCTAATTCTTTTAACAAATCCATAACACGATTACCTGCTACGTCTTCCTGGGCAGACTCTCCGCCTAGTTCTTCTGTTGTTAACATAGCTTCGTATGGTTCATCGTCTTTGGCTTCTTGATATTCTTCTCTAGGATCATTCATATTGCGCACAATGATATGACTCTGATCTACTCCGCAGCATTTTCCTAAATATTCTTGTAGTACCTGTGAAGTAGTTGGATATTCTACTGTTGCTTCAAAATATGTAACTTCCATATTTTGTAATTGAGGAAAGTCTAATGGACGTTCTTGGATAGGTGTTTTCTTTCCTGACGTCATATTTGTTACGTTAAACTTCTTAAGGGCAGTTTCAAGCATGTCTACACATTCTTGTGGGCAATCGCCTGCTATGCCTATTTTAAATTCATAAGTCTTTTTAGACTCTAGTAATATATCTTTAAATGATCTCATTGCGCAATGATCCTATGTTTATATATTATTTATCTTTATCAAGCCCTTTAAGCTTCTCTAATAGACTATTTCTGTCTGTAACAACGTAGCCTTCGCCGCTTACAATATCGCCGTCAACTCCGCCTTCTTTGTCCATTTTTTCTTTTTTAAGTTGTAGTTCAACCATTTTCAGTTTTTTATCTAACTTGGCAACTTTAGCATCAAGACCTGTTTTTAACATTCCTCCTGCAACTTCGAAAACTCTACCACTATAACGGCTTTCAACATTCATGCCTAAATCCATTAGGTCTTCGTATGCTTGCATAGCTTTATCTGCAACTTCATTCAATTCTTTATCTGCCATTTCGCCTAGGCCTTTTACAGCAGGAAGTGCAGCATTGATTTTATCAAAGTCTGCAATATCTCTAAAAGTTTGAGCTTGCTCTATTTCATACTGTTTTTGATCTTCTTGTTGAGACTCTGCTTGTTCAACTATCTCTTTTGCATCCGGCAAATTAAGTAGATCTTCTAATTTTTTAGTCATTGTATTTCCATTATATGCTACTATTATTTATCTAAGGAGTGTATTCAAAATAATCTAAATCTTTATGAAAATGTTTTTTTATGCATCTAATATATTCTGTAGAATATTCTGTTATTGTTTTTTCTTTATAATTGTGTATTTGTTGTGTTAAAGGTTCATTACAATTTACTAATGTTTGTATTTGCATAAAATCTTTTTCCAAAGATTCGTATCTTAAAATTATATCTACACCTTCTATAAAATCAGTTTGACATTTTACATTTCTAAGTTTATTTGCAACACAATAATCAATGTAATAAACAATTCCTTTTTCCCATGCTTGTTGCAGGGGATAATAATAATTTTCTAACATGTCTATTTTATTTTGCTTTTTTGCTCTCCAAATACTTTTAGGTATTTTGTGTTTCCCCCAATTGTATAAACTTAACATTCTTGAATATGTGTTTCTTACTATTGTAAAACTAGTGTCATACTTCGTCGGTCTATTTCTTTCAATCCTTTCAGCTAGTGTAAGATGTCCAATTTGTTGATGGTGTATCTTATTTTGTTTCAACCAGGCCTGAACACTTGCTCCTGCTGTTTTAGGTATATGGACGAACGCAATTTTCATTTTCTGCGTCCATTATGAAATATATCATCCTCTGTTACTATACGGAAATATATACCATTTTGTTTACAATAGGCTCTAGCTGCTTCCCACTTAGCTTGATTTACAATCCAATGTGCTTGATTAGCTCTATTGCGTCCTACTTTTTCTTTGAGTGTTTGATTTTTTGGCTTGACTTCTATAAGTTCAACTCGTTGTTTTCCTTTGCGGTCACTATATACTATAAAGAAGTCAGGAACATATATTGTCTGTTTTCCGCTCAGCGGATTACGATATGGTATTTTTATAGATTCACTAGCCCATTTTGCTACACTTGGATGCTCATCGCAAAATTTCATAAAGGTAAACTCCCAACCACTTCTATATGTAGGAGTTCTATTGCCAATATATTTGTCAGGATTTTTTAGATTAAATTTACCTTGGGCAAATCTTGACATAGTCTCAGTCCTATACTATAATATTTCTTTGTTCGTATAATGACAGCACTGAGTTTTTCTTAAAGCCAATAACACTAGTTTTTGGTCTGTATAGATTTAATATTTGTGATATAACATTGTTTATTTCAACATCATTAAAACCTTTGAGAGTATCTAACAATTTGAACACAGGAACATTATCAATTTTTGCTTGTTGTAAAAAAATAGCTGCTGTGTTTATCGCAGACAATCTATCAAAACCTCTTTTCAAGAAATATGTTACTACTGCACTAACATCATTTGCATTATAACTAATTTGTTCCTTAAAATAGTTGTTGAAAATAATTTGTGTGTCGTCTAGCTTTAATGATTCAGGATTATTAGATTGCATTTTGTATTTCCAGTGCTGCTTTCATGAAAGTAAATATTTTATAATCGCCACTCAGTGCTTGTTCTTGTATATCTGTAAGTATAATAGACTGTTCACTTGGTGATAATCGTAAATAAGCTTCATAATCTAATCCTTCTACATACCCTGTGTTCAAAAGTTTTGCAAGAAAACTATTATATGCAGTGGGATTATCTGTAAGTAAATTATAAGTTGTTTCTGGATCTCCAGAAACTCTATCAACTTTAAGTATTGCATCAGGCAAGTTGTTAGATTGTGTGTCTCTAACAGGAATTAGATATCCGGGAATAGTGTTATTGGTATTAGGAAATATAGGGGTTTGGGAGAATTGCTGGCTGGTTATTTTGCCAAACACATCTAAACCAGGTGCATCATTAGTGCCAAAAGGTAAATTAAAATCAAAAATATCTTCAACTATTTTTCCTATTGTTGGTAAAACAAAATCAGAAGTTTTATTATTCACTGCACTACTTAGTGGACTAAATGTGTTATCATATCCTGTTTCTGCATCAGTAAAGTTTTTAGGTTCTCCATCTTCTCCTACTGTCCCGCTATCATAAAGCACACTTTCATAAGCAATAGTTATTGAGTTTTCATTCATTTCATTACCGCTTGAAGAATCTACAGAGCCATGTTCCCAACCTGAAAGTAAAGGATTAACAAGTGTATAACTGTACCAATTTTGTAGGCTCAATTGGTATATTTTAATCGTACTAAAAAACGGACCATCTAAAAAATTATTCAATCCATAGTTAGGTGTTATACTACTATATTTGTCTCTAGGTGCAAAGCTGCCGTCGGGTGTAAAAAATGATCCACCTAGGACGTGATTGCCATCTTGGAAATAAAATCTATAATATTCTTCTAGCATAGATCTTGTAGCACCTAGATTGTCATCATGTAATACTATGCGAATATCTTGATAGTCTATTCTCGTTTGCAGATTTTTCTTACGATTATACTGTTGTTTATTTTGTATATCTGCTCTATACGCAGGTAAGTCTGCACTCTTAACAAGCACACCTATTTGTTTGTTATATTCTCGTGTGTTAGAATTGAAACTGACATCGGCTGCTGGTTCAAATACAACATGATATAAAAATTTTACTTTAGGGGAAAATAAATGTCCGTATTGCGTGAATAAATTATTCGCATGACGTGCATCACGCAAATGTGTGTTAATTTCCCTAGGGATTATGAAACTATTCCACCAACTCATATTAGTATTTATCTACTTAAATTTGTGCGTACATAATAAAAAAGTAGGAACCTAAGAAGATTCCTACTTTCTTTATACAAGAATACCAGAATGTAAATATTAGCCAGTAGCTTGTGTGCCGCCGATAGCGTCTTGTGCAGCTCTAGTAATAGCTTCGCCAACGCCGCTAAACTGTTCTTCACTACCAAACTGAATTGCGTTATCGTAACGAATACTTAGAGAAACTGTAACAGCATCACTAGTTGCATATGCTAGTGTGTTATAGTTTGCACTTTCTAAGTAACAACCTACTAGTTGGAATCTATCAATTATATTAGAACCATTAGCGCCGTTACCACCGTCTAGTATTTCTATTTTTGTAATAAACTTATATGAACCACCTGACACAGCACTTGACTGCTCAAAAAAGTCAAACTGTCTTTGAAGTTGTTGACCAACAATCTTTTGAATGTTATTGTTAGCATCTTCACGTAGTGTTAATGTAATTGGTTCCCAGTTGTGCTTACCAGCAAGATATGTTCTTGAGTTGTAAGCATCTAATGTCATTTGTTCAAATGTTAAGTTTGGACGGGTGACATCAACAACTTGTCTAGTAATTTCGCGGATACCATCTGGGCCGCCTGTTGTTCCAAAGTTTTCAAATAAAACTCTAAAACGATATTGAAGTTTTGGCATTAGCAATGAACTGTTGCTGCCGCCCCCATCTTCTGTTGGGATTGAAATATTTGTTAATGTTGTAATTGGCATTCTTGTCTCCTGTTACAATAGTATTTATGCATAATAGGACGGGGTAATTTCCCCGTCCATTAAGTACGCATATTAACCTAGTGCCGAAATTTCTCCTGTGTTCTTAAGTCTTAGAGGAATGTAAATAAATTCAATTGCTTTGACTGGTTCAATAGCAACATCTAAGTACAATTCGTTTCTATCGATTCTAGCTGGTGTGTTGTTTGTTTCATCACATACAACTAAGAAGTCGTATACAGCTCTTAGTCCTACTAATTCAAGTAGCAATTGATCTGCTGCTGACTTAATTTGATCACGTGTTACTTTATCGTTTGGTTCAAACAAGTATGGTCTTGCTAGTAGTTCTAACTGACCTCTTAAGTATACAACTAAACGTGCAACATTTACTCTGTCTAGTGCAGAAGCGTTTCTTGCGCGAGTCTTTTGTCCAAACACAACAAGTCCAGCACCATTAATAAATGTTATCGGATTGATTTGGTTTGAATAAAGTGTATCACGCTGTCCTGTGTTCAACGAAACTCCTACAAATTCACCTTCATTGTTAATGTAACCTGAACTTGAAGCGTTTGTTACCCCGCCGCGTCTTGTACCTGCTGGTGCAAACCAGGGGAATGCCACTTGGTCGTTTAGCACTAGTGTGCGTAATGCCATATGACTTGGAGGAACAACTACATTATTACCAAAGTTGTCGCTGCTAAATCCGCTTGGATAATACATACCAAGATATTCATCTTTTGAAACTGCACCCAAGTCGTTATCTTCTAGTGCACCTCTAACATTGTTTGCCCACTCATTAAGTGATGTTGCATCAGGTGTTAAACGGAATGGTGTGTCACCTACAACAAATGCTGTCAAGCGTCTGTCATAGTTTAGTGTAATCATTTCACCTATTAGCTCTGGATAACCTGGAGCAGCAATTAGATTAAACTGACGTGATTCCTCATCACGAATATCTTGGTTACTGTTGACCAATGATTGTAATGCCTGTACAACTGACTTGCGTTGAGCAAAACGTCCAAATGTGCCTGAGCCATCTTCGTTATTACCTGAGTCAGTAACCCAACGGTGTGGGTAATAGCTACTCATTGGCTGATCAATTAAATCTGCTGGATCAGCACTTTGCGGATCGTCTACCTGGAAGCGTGTGTTTGATCCTGCTACATCAATGTAGTCACGTACAAAACGCTTTACATTAAATCCGCTTCTGCGAGTGTTCCAAAGCATCATACCTTTTGGATATAGTGCTGGATCTGGAGCATCTGGATCTAAATAATCATTTACAAGTAAGTCAGCAATTTCTGCTGGCCCAAATGGACCTGCTGTTGAGCCGCCTGACGTGCTCCAACGTGCATCTGCAAATAGCATCCCATTTTCAGTTGTTTGATCTGTTTTGTCAATTAGGACCCATTCTTCAGAAGTACCGTTCCAGCGATATACTAGTGGAAAGTTTTCTAAATCTGCTGTAGAAATCCAAAGGTCACCGTCGACTAGTGGACTTGCATCTGACTGCTCTGTAGGTGCAGCAGCACTTACTTTTGGTCCTGCTGGATCTGTGTTTGCGTAGTCATCGTTGTAATTCTGATATCCTACCCAAGTGTCACCATCGTGAATCATAATATCTACTTCGTCAACAACAGAACTGTACCAACGCTGGCCATCTTTTGTTAGTGCCAAAGGTTCAGTGCTAGATGCTGTATATTCTAGTGGCTTCCAGTTTGACGCAATCAAATCATGTGTAGCATCGCCTGTTGGTGCATCGAGCAATCCTGGTGTAGCTGTGTCTTCATTAGAACCAGCTGCGTTCAACCCTTCCATGCCCATTTGTGCAAATAAACCGTCAGTGTCAGCAATTCTAATTTCGCCGCCTAATTTATGTTCAATTACAACCTTGTTAGAAGCATTCACATATGCAACGATGTTTTGAAAAGCTGCGCTGTTTATAGCACTAGCAACAAGCTCAGCATCATCAGCATCTCCTATAATAGCTATTGGACCTACTGTTTTAGTTGTTAGTGCTGCGCTATTAACCACTGTTTCAGCTAAGTCAAAGCTGTATGATCCTGCTGTCATTGCACTAATAGTATCTGATACAACTTGTGTAGCACCTGATCTAAATCTGTACTTGACTCTGAAATCTGCTTCTACTGGCGATGCTTCTCCAACGTTTGCATCTACATACACATCTCCTACGAGTAAGTTGGAGCCACCACCTGTTTTATCAAGTGCAAAAATAGCACTTTCATTGCTTGTATACATTGGTGCAGATACATTTGCCCAAAGTTGTGTGTCTGTGCTATACTGTTTGATTCTCCAGTTTGCACCACCATTTGGCGCTGTAGTTTTAATCCATAAGCTACCTGTTGGTGCAGGACTTGTGTCTGCAACTTTGTACTCAGGTACACTTGTATGTGGTGCAATTGTTGCTCTTGGAGCACTGTATGTACCTTCTCTAATGCCTAATGCGCCTACTCCGCTTGTGCCTTCAGTTTCAGATAGCAATGAACCACTGCCTCTGTTCAAAACAATATCAACTCCAGTTGAATAAATTTCCAAAATTCCGTTATGTGCTGCTGCACTAATTCCTGCAGATGTCAGTGCTACAGTGCTGTTTATTGCTGCTACTAAATCAGCAATAGCGCCTGCGCCACCTACTGTAACAGTAGTACCATTTATAAGCATTGTGTCTGCAGGGTTCATTACTGGACTTTTAGTTGCTGCTTCAACTGCTGGCCAGCTTGCTTTCCATTTTGTACCACCAACTTTTACCCATTCACCTGCGTTTGCATTTAATGATCTACCTGCACTCTTGTAGTACAAATCATTTGTATCTACAGTTGCATCTAGGGCATATTCGCCTACTTGGCCAACTGAGCCTTTTGGTCCGCTGCCAGTTACGTCTGTACCTTCTGTTAGCACTCTTACTGGAACTGTGCTGAATGATTGTCCGCCTGTCGATGTTACAGGTGCTGCATTCCATTCTAAAATACCAAATACTGTGTTTGCAGTATCAAACCAATGTGCGCCATCAACAGGCTCGCCGCCTGGAGCAGTTGCACTTGGTGAAAGTTCTGATAGATCAATGTCTGCTCTAGCAACATAAGCACGGTTTGTTACGCCTAATAATGAATATGCTGTGTTTAAGCCGTATTCATTAAGTTCGCCTCCGTGAATCATGTTACCGTTGTTGTCTGATTCAAATATTGCATCGCCAAATAAATCGCCAAGTTCTCTTTGACTTGTAACTAGATAGGCTTTGCCTGCGTTTGCTGCTGTTGTGCCCTGAGCAACACCGCTTCCCGATGCGCTAGTTTTATTTGCGGCTGTAGCAACAAAGATCATCGGAACGGTTGCTGCCGCTCCTGGTGTGTAGAATGATTCGTCAATTACATTGACTTCTACGCCTGGTGATACTAATGCCATTTTTGTTCTCCTGTTGGATATTGTTTATGCTAATGTATTTATTAAGATAATCAAAAATGTACCCTATAATTAGCCAAAAAAAGGGATAAAAAAGGTGAGGTAAATACAATATGAGACCTTTATGTAAGTGCGGACAACGTCCTGCTGCTATAAACTACAAAAAAAATGGTAAAACTTATTATCGCAAACTTTGTGAAGTTTGTTTAAGGCACGGACTTAACCATGGGAAGCCTTTGTGGCAACAGCGTGGTTATACAAAAAAGAATGAATGCGAAAAGTGTGGCTTCAAGTCAAAACACGAAGAACAATTTAATGTGTTTCATTTAGACGGAGATTTAAATAACTGTAGACCAACAAACTTAAAAACAGTATGTGCTAATTGCCAGCGTATTATACAAAAAATCGACGGGCGGTGGAAGCAGGGAGACTTACGCCCTGATTTCTAAAGATTGTACGCATAAGTATATCTACATTCTTTTTAAGCCTTTTTAAATCACCATTGTTATCAACTGTATAATCACACATCCATTGTTCAATGCTCATTGAGCTAGGATCTTCTGTAGGTAAATGATCTGAGCGATCTACCCAAATAGCGTAATCAAATATTTCTTCGTTTTGCATGGCAAAGAATTCACGCTTATTTCGTAGCCCGCAATAGATATCATTTTCTGCAAATAAGTTACGTCCAAGACGTGCTAGATCATCTTTGCAATAATCGTGGATCATATTATACCATTCTGTACGATGATTATGTCTATCAGAAAAACATTCTTCTTCGTCTGCATAACCGTACTTGTCTTTTAGTTCGTTAAATATAAAAAGTTCTGAACAGAACTTACTGCTAGATTGAAAAGTATATCCGTAATCCTGTAATATTTCACAGACGGTATCTTTGCCATGTCTGCCATGACCAACAACTAAGAGCTTAGGTAACATGTAATATCCTCTTTACACTATTAATAAATTATATAATAAATAGCCAGATTTGTCAAGTATTTTTTATCACAAAAAATATACCCAGATTGTATAAGATGTTAAAATTATTTTGCCTATAAAATTCATCCCATCTATCATCGCCGCAAAAAATTTTAGATTTTTCCAAAAATTGAATTATAGTTTTATCCGACAACGCGGTTCTTAATTTTTTTAAAACAACATTGTCTAAGTAAATTAAATCGTAATTGTTGTGATTGTCTTTACTATGTAACCAGTCCTCTGCTCTTTGTTTATATATATTTTTTATTATTGATAAATTTTTGTGCTGTTTGATAAATTTTTCGAATATTTCTCTTTGAGATAAATGTTTTGGTATGTTGGTATGAGGAGCAATTTTATCTAATACATGATTACCTAATAGAAAACTATCTACAACATAGTATGATGCGGTGCTAGGCAATATGTCTAACCAAGCCCATGTGCTTCTGCCATAGCCACATCCTAATTCTAAAACCTTAGGATTATTAGGCAAATTGCATACTATTTTTTTATAGAAACTATGTTGACGTTTTGTCGTCCAGCCTGGAATTTGTAGGGCGTCTGTAGCTTTAAAAAGACTGCGTTGTTTTAACAATGTCTTTAACCTATTGTAAAACCGTAACCTGTTCCTCCCGGTACAGCCATTGCTACCTCTAATTCAAGCTTGTCCATTTCGGCCTGTGCTTCAGCTTTAAGTGTATCTCCGTTTAGAGTTGATCCTCCTTGTGGACCAGCAATAGTAGCAAACTTTGAACGTGCTTCGCCTAGCATATATTTGCAGCTTGCAAGTGTGTAATCCTTGATCCATTGCGATGCTAGATAATCATTTAGAAGTTCTGAATCTGGACGATAGTTATACACATATAGTAAAAGATCTTCTTCTGCCCTTGGGCGTTGCAATAAAGTTAATTTTTTACTAGTATTATTCCATGTAAATTCTATAAATGAGCCGAACATACGTCCTACAAGTTCTTGATGTTGTGAAAACAAATCATATGTTGCAAGGCCTCCTAGTTTTGAACTAGAAAGCAAGTATGTATTTGTGTACGCTAAATTGAAAGGTTCAAAAAGACTTCCGCCGTCGCCTCCGCCTGTTCTAGAACCAATGCTTCTACGAAATAACTTACGAACTTCTACCACTTCGTTAGGTAGTGTATATTCGTTTTGATCTATCACTGTTGGCATGAACATATAAGATTCTTCCACAGAATTATCTGAACGTTGTCTAAATCTTGAAAGTGCTTTTGTTAAGGCAGTCTGATAGTGAACTGGATCGAGTTCAACATCTACCATTCCGCCGCCTAAAAACGCATTAACGTAATCAAATATTTCTTGCTTCTGTGTTGCTATATCTGCCATATGACTTTCTCCATATAGTATTTATCGTTGCGATAAATATGTATATGCCAAGACTATCTTTATATAAACCAGAACGCGGCAACGACTATCATTTCCTAGACAAACAAATCTTGGAAATGTTTACTGTTGGCGGTACAGACATCAATATACACAAATATATAGGAACAGAAGTCCCTAGTGCAGATGATAGAAGTGCAACACAACCAGAGTATGATGTAGTAGCTGAAACAAATATACAAGACTTACTGTTTCTAGAAAACAGAGACCGTAAGTACGATCCAGATATTTACACTACTCGTGCAATTTACAATGTTCAAGATATAGATTTTGATCTCAGCCAATTTGGTTTATTTTTAAGCAATGACACACTTTTTATGACTGTGCATATTAATAGTATTGTAAAAACACTTGGACGTAAGCCGTTGTCTGGAGATGTAATTGAACTACCTCATCTCAAAGATGAATATGCGTTAAATGATTATTCAACTGCTCTTAAAAGATTTTATGTAATCGAAGATGTAAACCGTGCAGCGGAAGGTTTTTCACAAACTTGGTATCCGCATTTGTACAGGTTAAAATTAAAACAAATTTACGATGGACAAGAATTTGCAGAAATTTTGGACCTGCCAGCAGAAGAAGGCAGTGATACTACTCTAAGAGATGTTTTAAGTACTTACGAAAAAGAAATGCAAATTAATGACGCTGTTGTAGCCCAAGCTGAAGCAGATGCTCCTAAAAGCGGATTTGATATTAGTCATTACTATACTGTTGCAACAAATGACGACGGAAGCGTTGCTCTACGAACAGCTGATAGCGACGAATTAGATGCAAGTGGAATAACAACTAGTGCAGATGAAGTTACTGATAGACCTGACAGAGCAGGATATACAGGATATCTAGTTGGGACAGGCGCTGAAACTCCGAATGGTGCACCGTTTGGATTTGGTATCAATTTTCCAGCAAACAATCAAGAAGGAGATTACTTTTTACGTACAGATTTCCTTCCAACTAGAATGTTCAAATATGACGGAGTACGTTGGGTGAAAGTAAGTGACGATATAAGAATGACTTTGAGTAATACACTAGAGCGCAGAACATACAAAACTGATTTTATTAACAACACCAGTGTAAACAATATTGGTGGAGAAGAAGTACCTGAAAGACAGAGCCTTTCAAAAGCACTTCGACCAAGAGCGGATAACGAAGAATAATGTTACATTTTTACGACGGCCAAATTAGACGTTACACAACTCAAATGATGAGAATTTTAAGTAATTTTCCTGTCAAAGATGGCAAAGGCAAAACTAAAGATGTACCTGTTATGTACGGAGATTTGACACGTCAAGTAGCAAATATTATACGAGATAATAGTGAAAATAAATTACCTAGTGCTCCAAGAATTTCATTATATATAACTGGTTTAGAACTAGATAGAGATAGGCTCACAGACGCAACATATACTCGCAAAACCAATATTAGAGAACGTGCGTGGGACGATGAAAACAAAGAATACTTAAACTACCAGGGCAAAAACTATACAGTTGAAAGACTTATACCTACACCTTATATGATGCGATTAAATGCAGATATATGGGCAACAAATACAGATCAAAAATTACAAATACTAGAACAAATACTTGTTTTGTTCAATCCAAGTTTAGAAATGCAAACTACAGATAACTTTATTGATTGGACTAGTATTACAGTTGTTAATTTAGAAAATGTACAATGGTCAAATAGAAGTATACCTGTAGGTGTTGATTCCGAAATTGATATAGCAACTTTAACGTTCAGTATTCCAATATATATTAGTCCACCTACCAAGGTGAAAAAGATGGGTGTCATTACAAACATTATTACATCTATGTTTGATGAGTCTAGAGGAACAATAGAAGATGGCGTGAGCGGACCTGAAAATAACGCATACACAGACTTCATTGCAGGAATAACAGGCAATAACGATGATGATAGAAAACCGTCAACTCTAGCCGTAGATGAAATGGCAAATGTCAATTACAAACAGTATGGGGTCTATTTAAGCACCGGCACAGCACAATTAATTCATAACGGTATGGTTGGTGCCATTAGTTGGAGAGAAATATTTGAAGCACACCCTTCTGTGTATAAAGCAGATGTAAGTAGAATATACTTTAATAATTTAGATAGCAATGTAACTGTTACAGGTACAGTTGTGTTGAATCCTTTTGACGAGGGTAAATTAGAAATTAATTTTGACACTGATACGTTTCCTACTGACACTGTTATAGAAGGTAAAACTACAGTTGATTACATAATTGATCCAACAAATTTTAATCCTACAGATATAAAAGCTGATGGTTTAAGATTATTACTTTTAGAGGATATAGGTGATGCACCTACTGGATCAGGTCCTGCTGCATGGAAGAATACAGATAATTCAAACTTAGTAGCAAAGAGTAATGATATAATTGAATGGGATGGAACAAAGTGGAACGTTGTATTTGAAGCAAGTAGTGCAACTGAAACAACTTTTGTAACTAATTTGAATACAAGCATACAATACAGATTCAAAGACGGTGAATGGTTATTAAGCATAGACGGTGAGTATTCAATTGGTACGTGGAGGATAGACTTAGACGGCTAACTACATGTATGAATGACGTTATTACATGTAGTGGTGCACTATTTTACACCCTAAAAACAAATAGATTTCTTTTTTTACACAGAACAAGTGGTAAGCGTAACAATATGTGGGGGCTGGTTGGCGGACAAAATGAAGGGTCCGAAACTCCATGGGAAGGATTACGTAGAGAAATAGAAGAAGAAATTGGATTCTTGCCAGAGATCAAAAAAACACTTCCATTAGAAAGTTTTATTTCTCAAGACAATAAGTTTTTGTTTCATACATATCTATGTGTAGTTCAAGAAGAATTTATTCCTACACTAAACAACGAGCACGATGGTTATGCTTGGTGTAGCTTTACTAAATGGCCAAAACCGTTGCACCACGGTTTACGCAACACACTTCAAAGCAAAGTAAATTTATCTAAGTTAGAAACTGTGTTTCAAACTATTAATTTACTTGACACATAAACTCAAATAAAGTATAATAAAGTATGAAAGTTCTAGTAATTGGCGACATTATTATTGACAAATATATCACAGGAACATCAACACGATTGAGTCCTGAAGCTCCTGTGCCTGTTGTTAGTCAACAAGATTTCTGGGAGCAACTAGGAGGTGCTGCACTTGTGCACACTAATTTAGTTAGTTTAGGTGTAGATGTAGAAATGTTAGACTTGTCATATCCTAAATGCGTTAAAACCCGTGTGCTGTGTGATGGGCATTACGTTACACGTATAGATCAAGATTATAAAACAGACGGCGGAAAAACACTTGACATTATTAAGGAAAAAGATTTTTCTGCATATGACATTGTAATACTAAGTGATTACAATAAAGGTGTGCTAGAATACTCACAACAAATTATAGAACACATCAACAAATACAATTGTAAAATTATTGTAGATCCTAAACGTCATTTTAGTTTTTATCAAGGTGCTTGGTTAGTTAAACCTAATAAAAAAGAGTTTGAAGATTTAGGTTTTACAAATTGGACTGGCAATATAATTATTACTGCTGCTAGTGATCCTACTATAGCACAAATAGACAGTGAATATTATACTATAAAAACAGATCCTGTAGAAGTAAACGATGTTACAGGAGCAGGTGATTGTTTTCTTGCTACGTTTGTTTATGGTATGAGTCAAAACAAAAGTTACGAAGAATCTATTAGATTAGCAGTCAAAGGTGCAACAGAATCAGTCAAACACACTGGCACATATGTAGTTAAACCTGAAGATTTGCAGTATCGCACAATATTTACAAATGGTGTGTTTGATATATTACATAAAGGTCATTTAACACTATTACAAGAAGCTCGGTCGCTAGGTGAAAAACTTGTAGTAGGTATTAACAGTGATGCTAGTACAAAACGTCTCAAAGGAGATAGTCGTCCTATAAACACAGAACAAACACGCAAAGAACAATTAGAAATATTGTCTTGGGTAGACGAAGTTGTTGTATTTGATGAAGACACACCTTATGAATTAATTAAAAAACTAAATCCTGACATGATTGTCAAGGGTGGAGATTACACTGTAGAACAAGTAGTTGGGCATGACATTGTGCCTGTAAAAATTATTCCTACAGTAAAAGGATACAGTACAACAAGTATTATAGAGAAGAGCAAATGAAAATATTAGTAACAGGACACAAAGGATTTATTGGATCAAATCTTGCATTGTATTTACAATCACAAGGACATGAAGTTGAAGGTTGGGAATACATTCCTAACACAATACCGGATCCTAGTAGCTATGACTGGGTCATACATTTAGGTGCTAATAGTTCTACTACAGAAACAAATGTAGAAGAAATTATGGAAACTAATTTTGAGTTTAGTGTGCGTTTAGCACAAGCATGTGATATGATGGGGGTCAATTTGCAATATGCATCTAGTGCAAGTGTGTACGGTCCTGAAAGACATTTTATAGAAGAAGGGCCATTACAACCAAAGTCTGCGTATGCATGGACCAAATATTTGTTTGACAGATTTGTAAATCAGTTAAAAGACGATTTCAGTATAAAAATTCAAGGATTTAGATATTTTAATGTTTATGGTAATGGCGAAGATCATAAACTAGATCAAGCAAGTCCTTATACTAAATTTATAAAACAAGCCAAAGAAAACGGTGTTATTAAATTATTCGAAAATAGTGAAAACTACAAACGAGATTTTATCTGTGTAGAAGATATTTGTCGTGTACATGAAAAAATGTTTAATGTAGATCAGTCAGGTATATGGAATGTAGGAACCGGAAGACCAGTAAGTTTTGAAACTGTAGGTCGTGAGATAGCAAAAAAATACAATGCAGAAATAGATTACATTCCAATTCCTGATAATTTAAAAGGTCAGTACCAAGACTATACATGCGCAAATTTAGATAAGCTGTATGATACTATAGATATAGAATGGACAAACATAGAGGATTATATTAATGCAAGAACCAACTAGATTAAGTGGCCTTCAAAAGAAAGGTTGGGGTTATGAGCTTATTTGGGCAACTACTGATCGTTATTGTGGTAAACTAATGGTTTTTGATCGCGGCGGAGCAAAATTTAGTATGCACTTCCACAAAGAAAAAGACGAAACCTGGTTTGTAAACAGTGGTAGATTTTTAGTAAAATGGATAGACACTGACACTGCAAAACTAAATCAACGAGAACTAAAAGAAGGCGATACTTGGCATAATCCACCTTTGCAGCCGCATCAATTGATTGCTGTTGTACCAGGCACTATAACTGAAGTAAGCACTGCTGACAGTGTTGAAGATAATTATAGAGTTTTTCCGGGAGATAGTCAAAAGGAAGAAAATGGGCAGATACAGTCACCTCAAGAATAACATTCTACCGCCTAATAATTTTACCAAGTGTATAGTCGGTTTAGATAGAGACGGCGTAATAAATGTAGACAGAGGCGAATATACTTGGCGAAAACAAGACTTTGAAATTATACCTAAGAGCTTAGATGCAATTGCACTAATAAGAAATAAAGGACACAAAGTTGTAATCATTACTAATCAAGGTGGGATATCTAAAGGTTTGTATACAGAAGATGATGTAAATTTGTTGCATCAACACCTTTTAGATCTTTTAGGAAAGGCAGGGTGTCCTAGTATAGACGGGATATATTTCAGTGCTACAAGTTTCAAAAACGATCCTTGGGCAAAACCAAATACTGGCATGTTTAAGAAAGCATCAGAAGATGTCAAATCGATAAAATGGCCAAATGGATTTTATGTTGGAGATAAAATTACCGATCTGAAGGCTGCACATAAAATAGGAGCAACACCGGTACTAGTGCGTACAGGTCACGGCAGAGAAACCGAAGAGCTAATGCAATCTAGGTATACTTATAAATCTATTCACAAAAAAACAAAAGTATATAATACCTTGTGGGAATTTGCACAAGCACTTTAGGCTTGTGCTTCACCCCATTTTAGAATCAAGTTAGCATTTGTAGCTGCACCCGACACCTTATACACGTTAATAGCAAGTACGTCAGGTCCATTAGGGAAAGTTCCTCTTCCACCTAGCGTAGTATTTGTCAATTCCTTCAACTCACTAAAGTCAGCAGTTGACCTTTCTCCTGGTACCGCGATAAACGAGAATACAGTTTCTCCTGGTTGTGCATACGGCGGTTGACTAAATTCAAATTGTATAGTACCTGTACTTGGCTGTAACGTGCCTGAAAATGCATTGTTAAATGTTACTTCGTAGTATGTTGTTCCAGCAAAAGACCTTTGTGCAATGGAGTTCACAGTTGTGTTAGCAGGGAAAGTAACTGTGCCGCCTGTCTGGGTGACTGTTGTACCGTTGGCAATTCCTGAAGCCAAATAACTCGCTGATGTTAAATATGCAAAGTTTCTGTTATTTAAAGTTGCATCAAGCGTAACAGTTAAATCATTAGCCTGGTTTTGATTAATATTGCCGGTTAATCTATCGCTTAGAATGAAATATCCATAATCTCCTGTGTCAGCAATAAATCCACCGTTTATTGTAGTGCCGTTACGAATATTGCCAGTATTAGAATCAACTTCAAGACCGCTTACAGGTGCTAAAGAAGTTGTTCCAAAGGTGTTCCTATAATCAGTTGCATTTACCCAAAGATAATTAGATCTTCTATTACTTCTATATATACCTGTATCAAGTGTAGCTGTTAAGTTTGAAATTTGTGTACCTGTAGTGTTTGTAGCTGCTTGTCCAGTGGTCCATTTCACAGAACCTCCAGATGCTACCTGTGCAAAGCTAGGCTGACCACCTTGTGCAACTGAACTTAGTCCTGTCCAACCAACATCACTTGGGTTTGTAGGATAGTTTTGCGGATTTAGAATTCCTTCAATAACAATGCCGCCTGTGACAGTATTGCCCGAACTGTCACTACCATCTGACGTAATTTCAAGACCCTGTAGTAGCAATTGCGCTCTGTTTAGTAGTTCTCTTTCGCCTAAATCGCCTACAATAGCATTACTTACACTAGGTGCTAGTCTAATCATAAATGCAGTTTGTTTTGTTGTACTTGCTTCAATACCTGTTTCTGAATATGAAAAGATATAACCGCGATCTTCGTCAAATCCGCCGTCTGTAAGGAACGCAGAACCCCAGTGACTTATCAGTGGTGTAATTGTATTGCTTATAAGAACAACGCCTGTTTTATTTACATGAGACAAAGCACCTCCTGCACTATATGTTCTTTCAGCACCTGCCTGGAAGTTAGTAAGTGTAGTTCCTCGTGTACATCCTGTAAGAGTATTAGTCGTTTTGTCATTACCTGTAAAACTAATAATTTCGTTATCAATGTATACTGTTCCATTTGTAGGGAAGAAACTTGAATCTTCTAATGGTATTGTTGTTTGAGTGTTATCGATTGCTGCTGCAAGTTTGCCTGGGGGGCCTTCGTTTGTAACTTCATAACGCACAGGCAAGTTACCTGAACGCATAAATGCTTCTGTATTTACGTTTGAGTTACGCATTCTATGACAGAACACAAAGTTACCATCTGAGCCACGCAGCATAAAGTCAATAAAACCAGCACCGTACCATGAGTATTGAATACCAATCATCTGCATCTTAGCAATATCTATATCGTAGCCGCTTGGACCTGTGCCGTCTAATCTATCTAAGTTGAAGTCTGATTGCTTAGTTTTCTTATCTGTAATCAGCATCATTTTTGCACCACTGATGTCGCTAACACCTCTAAAGTCAGGAGTAACATTTATCTCTGTCTGGCTTACTACATGTGATACTACATGGGTCATTCCTCGTATAATGACCCGATCTCCTGCTTTAAGCTGATCACGAAATCTTGTACCGCTTCCAATAAGTGTGTTACTATCACTGCTTACTGCCACAGTACCTGCAATTTGTAGTGTACCAGTACGCTGTACTACACTGATTTGTGTTCCGTCATATTCCCAGAAAATACCGTTTTGGTCATCAAAAATACCCGAACGTACTGTTGCACCATGCCAACTAACAACACTCATTTGAGCTCCGAAGCCAATTACTGCTTCTTGTTCCATTACTGGAACTGTATCTTCTACAGTGCCAACATTCCGTCTAGCTTTTAATTCATCCAGTGCAATTTTTACTCTATTATTAAGGTCAGTTGCTTGGTTTATTCCTTGCAAATAATTTGTTAATGCTAATTTATCGTCAGCTGTAACGGACCCGCTTCCGTTAAAGTCGCCCCATGAATAACCATCATATGCTGTTTCATTGATAAAGAAATCATGAATATCGCTTGTGTTTGTTCCTAAGATTATGTCATCAAAAACTTGTACTATAGGATAATCTGCAATATTGGTAGCAGTAAGATATTCAGTTGTATCGCCCAATCTACGCAATGCTCTTACTTTGAATGTCCTTTCATTTACAACTTCCTGAACAGTATAATCATAGTCCGGAGGAGTTACAGATTGTAAACCACTATTATAACCTGAGGTTTCTATACCTAATAAACGTATAACGCCTCCGGCCTGTACTCCGTGATCGTTATCATCTGTAGTAATTGTAATAAGATTACCAACTTCGGTACCTTCTGCTGACACACTTTTTAGATCATAACTAGGAGCAAACAGTGCACCAGTTGTATACATAATACCTTTACCTGATTGATAACGAATATATTTTTTACTTTGACGTATTGCTTGCGCACCGTGTTGTGGACCGCCGGTGCCTAACTGTACGCCACCATCAAATGGCCTGTGAATAAAAAACGAATCTGGTCTTGTGTAAAATGTTCCTGCAATAACGTCTGTTGCACTTGTCGATATTGTGCCTGCGGTTCTTGCATTAAATCTTAGTTTTGTTGTAGAAGGAATATTAGTTGCTAAAAATGCGCCTGCTGCTAATGAGTGATTGTTTGAACCATCGTCTGAAGTGACTGTTATAATAAAACTATTACCAGGTACAATTCCATGTGGTGTGCCAAATGTAGCTTCTAGTGTAGCAAGTTCACTAAAATCAACTGTAGATCCTATAGGAATTGTAGCTGTAGTCAATTCACTCATGGTCATAGTACAAATCAAAGCTAAATTTGTTCCTGGTTCAGCACTTGTAAATGTTGTGTTAACGCTTGTAATCGCACCTCCAGAAACTCCTGTTACAAAGAATACAATCTCATTTTGTACTTGTCCGTCTAACTGATTACCAGGAATACTTAATGTGTTTCCTAATTCATAGTTAGACCCACCATTTTGTAGAGTAATATTTGAATATGTACCATTTGATCTAGTAACATCAAATACTGCGCCTGTTCCTTGCGGAATTTCTGCAATAGGACTTAAATTTGTATATGATAAAGTACCATTATTACCAGTACCTGTGAAAGTAAAGGTAGTTATATCTCCAGAAGCCCCTACACCTGTTACTGTAATTGTAATGTCATTTGTAGGTGTTTCGCCTCCTATCAAATTACCTCTGATGTAAAGTTCCTGATTGACTGCATAATTAGAACCAGCTGAAGCTAGTGTTACTGTATACACTGTAGCATTTAGATCAACATCAAATAATGCACCCGACGGACTAATTGTATTAAATAATCCAGTCGTAATAGTTTCTTCGTTTACTGCTACACCAGCTACACTTACAGCAGTTATTGCACCGCTCCCGTCAACATTATCTACAGTAACAGTTGCATTGTTCGTTGTACTTGCACCTCCTAGAGCTGCACCATCTACTACTAAAGTATCGTTGATGCTATAACCAGAACCTGCTGCTACTGGTGCAACAATTGCTTCGTACACTGTACCTACTCTTCGTATATCAAGTGTTGCAGTAGTATTTGCTCCTGTTGCAGTATATGTAACATTAGGATATACTACATCGGCATTAGGTGCAGTACCACTTATTGATAACCCTGTAACATTACCTGTTCCACCAACAGAAGTTATTGTAACTAATGCGTCTTCAACACCGTCTGTTCCACCGAATTCGCTGCCTAAAATACGAACTTGTTCATACGCAATATAATCTTGAGAAGCATCTGTACTTGCAAGTGCAACACTAAATACGTTATTGGACAGAGTAACATCTAAAACTAAACCAAAACCATTTCCACCTAAATGTAAACCTGGTACATCAGTAAAAGATGCAACAGAACCTATTGCTGTGCCAGAAAGTGTAGCAGAAGTTACGCCGCCGTTGGCATTTACACCATCAATGTAAATTGTACAGTCATTTGCAGGAGTTGCACCTCCTAATTGAGGACCTAATACCTTAAGTCTATCACCGATCTTGTAAAAACTACCAGGTACTGAAATTTGATCTAATGAATATGCTCCGCCTGATCTTGTAATATCAAATTGGGCTGCTACGCCGTCAACAGGCTCAGTATTTGGCAAAAGACCTGTGTATGTTTTGGTATTACTAGTAATAGGTGCAGTTAATGCACCACTTAATTCTAGTGTGTTGCCGACTATGTTGTTTATAAAAACTGCTTGTCCGTCGCCTCTGTCAACAGCAAGATTTTGTACAATTCCTGATACACTTGTTACAGTGATTTCTGTATCTCCAGGCTGCTGATTTTCTGAAATATCTAATGTCAAGTATTCGCCGCCGCCGTTAGAGTTATCAATAAAGTTTGTTACCTGTGCACCTGTTTGTATTCCTGTCCCGTTAAGTGGAGAACCAATTTCAGGAGAGTTACCATCATAAGGAATAGTGTTTACACCTGCAGGTACTTGTAACTGAGCTGTCATTGTGCCTGCAGAACCATTACTAACTACTTGGAAATCTGCATTTGTAATTCCTGCTCCTGTATAAAATCCTGCTTCTCTCAATTGTGTGTAGTTTGTAGATAAAACTTCACCGTTGCTTATGCCAACTTTAGACTTAGCATAGTAAGTAAACGTTCTATCTGTAGGAACACTAACAATAACAAATGAACCTTCTGCTCTAGCTGCGCCTGTTACACTATTTTCTAATGCTTTAATCGTAATAGGGGTACCGTCCTGAAATCCATGTGGAGCAACTGTTTCGACAGTAATCAAACTTGCGCCTATTCCGTTTGTACCTGCAGAAGCATCTGTAGTTATGCTCAGAACGTCTGCGTCAGTACCTGGTATTTCGTAAACTGACGGGTAGCCACGCATCATTGCAATAGCACTCCATTTGGTAGGCTGTAAGCCATACTCAAAGTCAGCATCAAGCATTGAAAGCGGCGGCGCAATGCGCATACGCTCAATTGCGTCTGTACCAAAATCATATGGTCTTACTGTTTGTATACTCTTGCCGTTTTCAATTTTTTCTACAAAAATTTGTAACTCGTCTGTTGAAGGATGTGCACTAGTGTTATAATCCAGTGACACAATAGTGACTGCATCAGTTGTTTGGAGATAACTAGGAAAGTTTTCACTATCTCCTCTAGTGACTAGTTCTATTTCGCCACCTAATGTAGGATCTGCAAAATTATATATAATTTGGTTCTCTGTTGAGTCTGTTATAAGTAAAAGTTCGTCAATATCATAACGACCTTGTATAGAAATTTGTCCTACACCTGTATCTTCAAAAACAGGAAGTGAAGATGTTCCGTTATGGATTACATTAATTACAACAGTGCTTAATTCGTCAATACGTGATAATGCACCAGCCTCTCCGGTAGCAGATCCTATTGTTTGGCTTACACCCTGTACATTCTGAGGAGTCCATGTAGTATTTGTAAAAATATAGTCAGTAATTAATCTTTGAATAAATGCATGGGCTGCTAGTTCAGGGCCTCGGTCACCGTCTACTTGAGCGACTCCGTTATCCCAATAATAATTTACATACTTATAAGTTTTACTATTGCCGCCATATCTTATATCATATTTGTACGCATCAATAATTAAACCAATGTCACGTTCACACTTGGCTTGGCTAGTATTTTGATAGTTAAAAAATACATCCTTAACTGCATTTGTTTTTGCACTGTAAAAAGTATGCGTACTTGTGTCAGATGATATACCTACATTTACTGTAACAGTTGTAGCAGTCGTGGCAGTAATTATAATTGGTTTATTATAGTATGGATCATGACCAGTTTCGTTTGGCACACCGACAGGTCTTGGATATGGATGTAAACTTGCATTACTATCTAACTCACATGTAAATGTAATGCCGTGGGTATCTATCATTATAGCATCGCCGACATTAAATGTATGTGTGCCTATAGTGATAGTCATGTCTCCGGTAGCAGGTATATAAGTAGCATCAGTAGGTGTATACTGTGCTGCATTTGCTATTCTGTCAGTAATATACTGTGTACCCTCTTTTTGGATAAACTCTTTATTGTCTACTAACAGGCTGTATGCATTTGGGTAAAGATTATCATCTCTACCTATACCTGGTTTAAATACGTAATTTTTTATTTGTGTTTTTGCCATTTTTTATGATCCAAGTGCTATTGAGTAGACAATTGATGTTTTATCTACATATCCTTTGTTTGTTATATTTACTCTAGTAGCAGGTTCTTGACTAACTTCGCCACTAGTCATTTTTACTGTTGAAGGAGATGTGCCTCCAATGGGTGTGCTGTCTATTGTGCTCGATGTAATTGCACTATTGTTTATAGGAATACTTAACCCAGTCTCATCTATTTTACCTAAAAGAATATTCTCTATTTTTAACACTATTCGATTTGCAGCATTAAACTCTAGATTAGTTGTAGCATTAAAACTACTTACGCCTAATCCGTTTACATCTACTCCTTTAGTGGTTGTGTATCCTCCGACACTTAAATTTTTTCCAATGCTTGCTCCGCCTCTAGCAATAAATGCTCCTGTTCCTACGCCAGTTGAGTCAGTAAGTGCAGTACTTTCTAAAGTTCCAAATTTACCAGGAGAATCTAAAATTTCAAATTCGCCCATTATACTACCGTCTACATTTCCATAGTATAGTGTATCGGGAGCATTGATAGGTACAGACCATTGTAATTGTCCATCATCTCTACCTTGAGCTGCTGCACCAACTGTGCCGTCAGAATGAACAATGCCTTCGTTGTATAATGTTATCCCAGGATTATCGCTATAAATTTTAAGTACATGATTATTGAGATCTAAATTGAATGTATATCTCAAATTTCTGTACAAAGTAATCTTTGGATTTTCTCCTGTCTCTCCAGAAAATATAAACCCTGTAGTGCTGTCGTTTATTGTATAATCACTGACGCCGCCAGTGCCGCCTCCGGCACCTGCTGCTTGAATAGATAAGGCAATAATATTTCCGTTTGCATCTACACTGAATCCAGGGCTCTTAAAGCCAAACTCAGATTCAAAAGGATTATTTGTTACTGGCATTATCTTCTCCGTTACTGTATTTATACGTCACTCAATGTATGATAATAATCTGCACTGAACATAATTCTGCAACCTGCTACGTTTTGATTTGCAGGATTAGCTAAAAGTACAAATGTAGATGAGTCTACTGTTGCATCTAATGTAACTAATTTTTCTTGTATATTAGCCCTTCCTACAATAGAAATACTTGCATCGTTTGGACCTGCTATAACAATAGCTTTTAATATCTCTTTACTATCTCTTCCATGATCTACTACAATTGTGTATTCCGCAGCCACTACTTCTCCAACATGCCACGAATCTACTACTGTATTTTCGTAAACTTGCTTCCAACGAGGACTATGTGAAAATTGTGTATTGTTTTTTAATTTTAGAGTGCCGTTTGCACCCCTAGCAAAATACGTGTTAAAATCCATTGTTTATCCTAAGTTCAATATTAATAATATTTATCTAATTCTATAATAAGTAATTAAACAGGAGTAATAAAAAATATGTTCAAGAAATCAGTCGTACTAAATTTGTATACAGCTAATCCTGCTGCGTACGAAACTGCCAAGCCGAACTGGGGTAAAGACAAACCAAAACCTAGCTGGTTGAAAGAATTAAAAACAAGTATGACAATGTGGTGGGATCATCTAGGAATGTGGGGTAAAACAAGTACAGTTGCTATATGTCCTGGAATTAGAGAATATATAGCTACTCCTATTCATCAAAATATGTGGGCTGATTTAGATATAAGAGTTAATCCAGACGGCACATTTACAACATCTGCAGAAATGAGACCATGGGATGTTCATGTAAGCGAGCATCCAGAAATTCAATGGAAAGGTCTTTATACAGGAAAAAGGCTTGCACTAAAATTAGATAATCCCTGGAAGGCTGTTTCTGATTCTCCTATTAATTACTTAATGTGTGAATCTCACTATTCTACTAATTATTTTAGAGATCGGCAAGTATGGATGAGTCCAGGCGTTACAAATTACAAATATCAGCACAGCTTAAATGTACACTTAAATTGTCCTGTCAAAGAAGAACCTTATATAGTTTCTTTAAAATATGATTGTCCGTTAATAAGTATATTTCCTATGACAGACAGGCACGTAGAAATTAGACATCATTTAATTGATCAAGATCAATGGAATAAAATTGGCAGCCAAATGCCAATGACAATGGTTGGAAGATATTATAGACAAAAAGGAGTCAAAAAGCTACAATGAAGACAGTTTACTGGGCACCTTGGGGACATCCTAGTTCTGAACTTGCAGAACGTTTTATTTCCTATTCCGATCCTGTTAATGTCTTACAAGATCTACAATTACTTAATAATAAAAATAATAAACAAGACAATTTTTTAAATTGTCCTGCATTTGTTAATCAATATAAAAATACATTTATGTTCAAGAGTCCTACTTTTGCAGATATAGAAATTAGAGGCAATGAAATAGTAGGACATAATGGTACAACTAACAAACATCTTATTACTAAACAACCTAGTTTAATAAATTCTCATACAATTAAAGTATATGCTAATTGGATATTTTTTTGCGAAGAAGAATTACATATGGAGTCTATGCATCCTTTTATGCATAGAACTACTGCATCAAATCATGGTTATTATGTGCCGGGAGGTTTTGATATTAGTCAATGGTTTAGACCATTAGAATATGCATTCCAACTTTTTCCTGATGAGACTAAATTTAAGATTAATCAAGACGAGCCTATGATATATGTTAGATTTAACACTACAGACAGAATACAATTAAAAAAATTTAGATTATCGCAAGAATTATTTGATCATTCTATTAGTTGTGTTAGATTGAAAGATTTCTGGCATCAACGTAATTTAAAAAAATTATATGAAATGTTTAATCAGTCTAGAATTAAAAAAAATATTCTCAAAGAAATAAAAAATAATATTATGTAAAGTACACTAAATGCAAAATCTACAGTTATTTCCTACCAATGTTTACAAAGATTATATTAACGAAAACATGAGATTAGATCTTCTATCTCTATGTAACAAATATACGGCGGAAACAACTACAAATTTATTACACATAGAAAACTTTCCTAGCACCCTTGCAAATCAAGAATTGCAAAACAATGTCAATAATGAAATAGTTGTAAAAATGGTTTTCAATTTTTTGTTTGAAAAAGTGAAGGAAATATCGTATGCTAACGGCGTTACACTAACACAAGAAGATATAAGGCCGTATGGCTTTTTTAGTTCTATGAATAAAGGTGCATACCTAAGACAACATAGTCATAAGGATTGTAAATTTAGTGGTATAATATATTTAGAAGTAGGTGACGATGTTCCTGGGTTACTTTTTCACGATCCTAGACCTTTGGCAAAATTTACAAATTCTCAAGAACATCAATCCCTATATCAAGTAAAAGCAGAAAATAATTTATTATTAATATGGGATAATTGGTTAGACCATGAAGTATTACCAAAAAGCAATGCCCAACCTAGAAAGTCATTTACATTTAATTTATAAGGAAAGCTAATGGATAGTGATTTTAAAGAACATATTATGTGGATGGAAGTTCCTGTACACTTCTGGGAATTTTCTATGCACGATAGCCAAGAGTATACTGTAAATGAATTACACAAAGAAATAGAAAAAATCATTAAAAAAGTAGGCGATGGTCAAAAAAATGCTACAAATGTCAAGGCCATGATGACAAAATGGAATATGTTAGAATATAAACCATTTGAACTGATTGCAAAAAAAGCTGCAAAAATTTGCGAAGATTGGCATGCAGAAAAAACAGATTTAGATCTTGTAACTTTTATGACTACATGTTGGGGATCTATATATACTAGAGGAAACTACAGCGAAAGGCATGCTCATGTACCTGCTTTATATAGTTGGGTATACTACGTTAAAGTCGATGATAATTCTGCTCCTATATACTTTCCTAATAATCCAGGATTTTACTATAAACCTACAAGCGGTACGGGAATTATTTTTCCCGGATGGTTAGATCATGAAGTTCCGCCGCACGAAAGTGACGATGAACGAATAATTGTTGTTGGTAATATAGAAGGAACAGGTAGTGTCAACTACCCTCAACGTTCCTTCTTAGATACAAAGAATTAATCATTTTTTATTGTAACTAACTTTCCTAATTCAGGAAGATATAAGTATTCTATTTGACTATTTGCAAGAGTGCGCAAAGCATCATCTAAAGTTTCTACTAAAGGTTCACCGCCTAAATTAAAACTTGTATTAAAAATAATAGGACAGCCTGTTACTTTTTTAAATTCTTTAATTAATCTATAGTATAAAGGATTTTGTTCTTCGGTAACAGTTTGAATACGACACGTACCATCTACATGAATAATTGACGGAATCTTTTCTTCTACTCCTGGCTTACAATTTACAGCATACATCATGTAAGGTGTTTCTTCCATGCCTCTTAAATCAAACCAATCGTGTACATCTTCTTTAAGAATACTTCCTGCAAATGGTCTAAAATATTCTCTACGCTTTACAGTATTAACATGATCTTTTCCGTTAGGATCTGTAGGATCATATAGGATACTCCTGTTACCTAACGCTCTTGGACCAGCTTCTGACTTTCCTTGGAATAAACTTACAATATTTTTGGACGTAATTAATTCGATGACATCTTCATCCGATGCATTGCTAATTTCTGCATTATATTGTTCAACCAAATTATATAATTTGTCGTAGGATGGTTCAAAACCAAGATATATTTTATCTTTTGAGTAATCTACAGGTTCAAACTCATGCTCAAAGTTAGATATTAAGTCGTGCCATACTAATAATGCTGCACCAATAGCAGTTCCTGCATCGGAGCTAATTGGTTCTACATATAAATTAATATTTTGCTTATTAAGTTCTTCTAAGTACCAATAGTTTGCAACACAATTAAGACCATAACCTCCACACAGAACAACATTTTTGTTTCCTGTTCTTTTTACTGCATCGAGTATTAAAGTAAGTGCTTGCTGTTGTGTTGCTTTTTGCACAGCATATGCAACGTCTCTTCTATTTTGAAGCTTTGTTAAATCATCAGTATCGCGGTTTGATAAAAATTCGTTTAATCCTCTATCAATGTATGCACCATTCGGATAAGTAGAATAAATTAAATTTTTATTAGCATAACCTGTATGTTCATCTATAACATTTGGAACTTTAGGATTTTCTTTACCGTATGGCGCTAACCCCATTGTTTTGCCTGCTTCGATAAAATGCCATCCGCAGTAGTGTGTAGCTGCTTCATAAATTTTTGTTATACCTGCATGTGTACCTAAAACTGCTTCACAATCTGAATCTTCTTCAAACCATATTGCTGTAGACATTTTATCTGTTTTGTATGTAGGAACTTCGTCATTACCACAAGCATGTTTGTACAACGTCTCAACTTTATTAGGGTACTCTACATTAAAAATAGTTTCTGTTTCCCAAACTCTTCTAGATTCATCGTCTACTTTTACTTCGAAACCAGATCCTGCGCCGTCAATAACTACAGCAGTTGCAGTTTCAAATCCACTACGATAAAAAGCACAGGCAGCGTGTAGTTTATGGTGGATACTTCCTAAGTCGATAATTTGTGGGTGTTGATATTCTCCTGGAGACTGCCAGCTAATTAATCCTAGTTTTCTAGCCATAGAAAAATATATATCTTCCCCTGTATAATCTACTTTAGGAGAAAACTGTTCTAAAGTTGCAGTATGTGCAATTACAAGATAGTCTAATTTATCCGTATAATCTAAAATTTTTGCCATGCCGCCAAAAGGAGTTCCGTCATATTTTACTCTTGAAATCCGTTCTTCTTCTATAGAAAATACTACTTCTCCATTTTTAAGCAAGCATAATGCACCGTTATGGCCGCGTACTAATGCTGCAATCCAAATATCTTTTTCTTTCATAAATTATTTTACCTTTGATTTAATATCGTCTAATATTTTTTTGAAAAAATCGTTCTCTTCTTCAGGAGTGAAATCCATACAAGTATCGTTATAACGATTAGCAATATCTCCGTCTAAACCACCTTCTAGCAGCCTAATCGGAAAATATCTTATATCTACTGGCTGCTTTTGTAATACTTGAAAATATTCAGGATATGTAACATTTTCTGCAAATGTGCTGCCTAAGATTACTGTACCCGGTTTGCCACAAGCATACGCTATATGTTGTCCTACACTATCACAACCTACAAAATAATCACTTGCTTCTATAATAGCAGCCCATTGCCGCAGACCTGTTTGAATTTTAAAAGTTTTATCTTCTACTTCTAAAAATTCTCCCATATAAATTACATTATATTGTTTTTGTAATTCATCTACTAATTTTAAATATGTTGATAGACTTAACGATCTACTCATTTCGTCTATGATTTCTGTATGCTTTGGTTGAGCAGATCTTCCAAAAGGTTGTATTACAATAGTTTTTTCTTTGCCTTGTTGATTTTTTGCGTTTTGTAAGGCATCTAATGCATTTATTTCTTCTGCTTTGTTTAATACGATTTTTGGTATTTCAAGATCTGAATGATCATCAGTTTCATTTATTTCTGCGTCAAATGCTTGTATTAGATTTTTTTGTTGATTATAGTAACCATGATTTCTATACGGTTCTGGAGTAACCATTTGATTAGGCTTAATATAATTTTCAAAAGCATTTTTATCATTTGCTGTAAATACTAGATCTTGTAATTCCTTAATACCGACAAAGAATTCTAAACCTGATTCTGCAAAGATATAAAAATTATCTCCGTGTTTCTTTTTATATTTAATTAGTGCAGGAATACTGCATATTACACGGCCGGCGCCGCCTGTAATTGAAAAAACTTTTTTCATGAAAACACCTAGTTCAGTTTATACATATAATAATTATACAATAAACCAGACTAGGTGTCAAGAAGTGATTTAATTTAGCCTGCTAATCTAGCAGTAAGAAAATCTACAAACGCTTGTTGATCTGCTTGTACAGTTCTCCAATGAGCTAGATAATCTTCTTTATCTTCATCAGCTAAAACAATATACTCTATTGTATGCTCTTCCGGTGTGCCATCTAAGAATGTAATTGGCTCTGGAAAACGCACAATATCAGGATCGGGATCTGTATCGTTTTCAATACCAGAAATCATTCTACCTGTATCTGCAAGAATTTCAGTATAAAGATCTAATGTTTCTTGCGTATACGGAGGAATTTCCTCTTGCTCCCGAATTGGAACATATATAGGTTTTCTAGATTGCTTTGCTAATATTTTTTGCTCTGCAAGATCAAGATTAGGTACATCCTTTACTTCTGGATCAGCAGGAACAACTCCTGCTTCCTGTTCTTCTAGTAAACGCTGTCTTTCTGCTGCAATTTCTGCTGCTTGTTGCTCTAATACCGCATTTTCTATTTCACGTGCTTCGTGTATAATAGGTGCTATATTATCATTATAGTCATCAGATCCTGGCTTAATTATTCTTTCTTCGAACCAATAATCACCTGTCTCTGGCATAGTTATTTCTTCGTCTACTTGTAACCATGCAAGGCCTGTTGAATTTACAAAGTCAGCATTTCCTTCGCTCATAGTATGTTCGACTACCTTTAATCCGTATTTGTTTGTTATTGTAGTAAAATACCTCATTTATGCCTCCTTAATAAACAACCACAACTGCGCCGTTGCCGCCGCCTGGATATAAGCGGTTGCCGCCGCCTCCTGGGCCTGCTGCTTCTTTGCTAGTTGCACCGTAACCAAATTTAAAATCACCTATGTTTGCACCATCAGTGTCTGCTAGTGTCGATAACGGAATAACATTGTTTGACGATGCTCTGTGTGACGATGCATCTTTAGAGTATCCTAGTGTTAAGCCGCCGCCGGCGCCGCCAGTAGATTGCAAGTTTTGCCATTGTGCACAAGGCCAGTTACTGTTACCTGCGCCAAAGTAGAATGTCCAGTGATCTTGTCCAAATCCAGTATAGCATACAGTTGATGTGCCGACTGTAATACTGCTGCTACCGCCGCTTCCTGAACCTATGCTCATAACTTGAACATCACTTACGCCTTCATAACCATTTCTAGATGAAGATCCCGACTCTGCTCCTATACCCACTGGGCATGCATTTACTGCAAAGTCGTCGTCACCATAAGGAAAACTTGATGCTCCGCCTGTGTTAGGTTGTATAACTGTGCCGCCTGATGATCCGCCTTGAGAAGCACCAGAAGAGCAAAGGTAAACGCCATTACACATACGTTGACATGTGCAGCTTTGCCAGTTTAGTCTATCGTAAAAGTTTTGGCCGAATACGTAATGATAACCTATATAACACAAACAAGTATAATCAGAGTTGCCGCCCCAGTAGAAACAACAACCACAGTTTCCATTATTTAATGTTTGTGCAGGTTCCAAATATGCAACAGTACATACACAACTGCGTCTTGTTCCACCGAACCAATAATCATAACCGTTAAAATAATTGTTAGCACAAGTACAGCCTGCTAACCCAGCAGACGAACCACCGCCGCCTGAATCAATTGATAATTGGCCATCCAAATTAGCTTCTTCTCTAAAGAATGGAATAAACACACCATCACCGCCGGTTCTATTTATATCACCGCCTGTAGCTGTGCCTCCTGAGTTAAAGTATCCGTTAATACAGTTTACATAACCACAAGTAGGAAGGTCAAAACCTAAACTTACTTTGTTATCATTTGAAGCGTCTCTAGCTGTAGAATTGCTTGTACAGTTCCAAGATATTGATTGCTCAGTAGCATTATTAGCCGTAACTGTTGTTGCACCTAGCACAATACTGCTTGCTGTTAAGCCGCCTGTAGAACCAACGTTGATAGTCATCGTTGATCCTGGTGATACACCGTCAATTGTTTTTTCAGCATAGCCTCCGCCGGCACCTGTTAAGTGTCCAACAAAGTTCATACAATAGGATGTTCCCGGAGTTGCTACTCCAGAGCAGCAAGACGTGCTGTCAAAGCAAAAATCTGTTGTTCTATAGCAACTACCTGCGCCTATAACAAATACTTTTACTTTGTTGATGCCTGCTGGAACTTCCCATGATGTAGTGCCTGGAGTTGTATAAACAGCAGCCTTGGTGTATCCAAAGTCTGTAACTGATCCTCCTGATATAAATCTACCCATAATTAATTCCTTACGCTGTGCTTGTTTCTATTCCGTATACAACTGCATTAACGTCTGTTGCACTTGATCTAACGATAACTCGTTGGTTTGAACCAACAACTATGCCTGTTCTTTCAAGAACTCCTTTTGGATTAATGCCTACATCGTATTCGATATATTCGGCAACCGTTGGAGAATCTGCATCTCCAATTGCAATTCTTGCAGTAATTGTGCTGCCGCTCCTGTTAACAATGTTAACTGTTGCAACTGCAAATGTATTAGCTGGCGCTGTATACACAACCGTGTCAGTTGCTGCAGATAAATTGTTTGCTCCTAATTTTCCTGATGCCATTTTATTTTATCTCCATTATCTTTGTAAAAAGTAATTCAAAGCTAAAGCAGCTCCATCAATACTTCCTGTAAAATTGACAGGACTGTTAATATTTATAACATTCCCTTCGGTATTAGTAATAGTATTCAACGTAACTTCTATTTCACCAGCTGTAATACTATTTACATTCAATGTGGCGCCGCCGCCACCTATCTGACTCTGAATGTAAGTTCTAATTGCTTTTTGTGTTGGTACAATGTTGTCTGAATTAGCAGCAAATGTACCATCTGTACTAAATTCATTTACAGCAGTATTAGAACTACCAAGTGTAACTGAACCTAGTTGCAATTCTTGTAGACCCGCTAAGTTAAACGCATCAGCATTCAAACTTGACTTACCAGTTGACTGTTCAACGCTAAACAATTCGCCTACTCTAAAGTTGCCGTCTTGGTCAGTTGAAGTATAGAATACTCTACCTCCACCAAAATCATTTGTTTCTTTAGTTGGATCCGGAGATACTAAAGGATCTCCAGGATAATTTGTGTTAGCAAAGTTTCCTGTTCCTATATCTAAGAAATCGTGTCCTGTCAAACGCACTTGTGAGTATCTTAATCTAACTTCTAACGCATCGTTATGCTCAGGAGCAACATTGATTTCTACAGTAGGACTTAGCTGTAGTTCTGCTGTATACGGTCCGCTGCCTAACAGTGATAATACATTTACTAGTTTGTAAACTTGACTGTTACCTGCAAATGTTACATTTGAACCTTCAATCGGAACTTCATTTAGGCCTGCTACAGCGACAAAGTTACCAGCTTGATAAATGTCTGCGTATCCATCTCCTGTAATTAATGCTGTTGCACTTTCCCAATCTGCACCTCTATTTGTAAATGTTGGTTGAGCTAGTACCCCATCTCCTACACGCACAGTAAATGTAGAAGCTACTGTATCGTTAGGATCAGTAATTGTTAGTGTCGGAACACTAGTGTATCCTGAACCAGGCTCTAGTATCTTGTATCCTGATATTTGTCCGTCTGTTGTAACTGTACATCTTACAAATGCCTGACCTACGTTTTTCTGATATTGTGCTACAGCAGCAGTAGTATTACCACCTACTGTTACCCAAGTACCTTCAGAGCCTGGTGAACCAAATGCAGTAGCATTGTGATTGTTTGTAGTGGTTAATGTGCTTGATGTCCAGTTATACCCATCTGTTGATATTGCTGATTCATTAGCACCATTTACAACATGCCACACGCCTTGACCATAACCAATATTTGTCCATGTACTGCTTAATGGTAGTGTTGATGTATACCATGTTGCACCATCAAAGCTGTGACTTACTGTATCTGTACCTGTAGCTACAGCAACATATTTGCTGTTACCAAATGCAACAGATGTGTATGTAAGTGCTGTTGCACTTGTACTACCTATCCAGCCTGTACCGTTGTTTGTACTCACTGCTGTATCTGCACCTTCTGACATAACAACGTATCTACCTGCGCCATATACTAGTGCAGAGTAACTGTTACCAATTACAGGTAGTGTTGTAGCTGCAACCCACGCTGTGCCGGTATTTGATACAGCAACATTACCTGCTGTACTAATTGCCATAAAGTATTCATCATCTTTGTTATAAGTAATGTCTACCCAATCTGCACTTGCTGGTAATGTCATTAGTGTCCATGTTGCGCCATCGTCTGCACTATATGCACCTTGTGTTCCTGTTGCCGCTGGCAATGTTACAAAATAACCTGTGCCGCCAACTTCACCGTAAGTTATCTTACCTTGTGCTGCTGGAGTTGCGCCGCCTGCATTAAAGATTTGACCTCCTGGTGTCCAGGTGCTTCTGTCTACTGTTACGACTGTATCTGTATTTGTGTTACTTACCGCAACCCATTTATCATTACCAAAAGCAACATCTGCGTATACATTAGATGTATTGTAAGTGCCCGAAGCTGGATATGATGCTCCGTTATATGATGGAGCAGCAGGCGCTGCTAACTCAATTCTAGGTTCAACACTATAAGTTGAAGTTTGATCTAGTGTAGCTTCAATTGGAGTACCAGCTATGATATGATCCCATCCTGGATTACCGTCTGACTCTCTATAAACTTGTGCTACTTTTGTACCCGAACTATATGAATTTATGTATCCGTATTGTCCTGCACCTTTACCTGCAATAATCATTATACGCATACCTGTATACGCCGCCGATGGAGCAGTATCTTGTCCTGCAAGAGTAATACTTGTAGTATCACCTGTTTGTGGACTGTTTGATGCAAAACGATAATCTGCACCAGTAGTTAACAATCTAACTTCAAATACACCATCATCTCTAATTTCATCAAGTGTTGCATCTTCATCGTAACCAATACCACTAAATGATAAAGTGTTGTTTGTAGTTGTGTAGTTGTTACCAGCATTTGAGTATTCTAATGCAAGTAATTCACTTGTATCTGTATATACATCGGCAACTTGAGCCTCAAATGCTCTGTTATTTACAGTACCAGTGATTGGTACTTCAGTTGAATCAACACCTTCTGCTACACTACCATAATCGCCATAAGAGTTGTTACCATTTGTTGCACGTATCTTACCACCTGATTCTGATAAGTATCCAATGTGATTATAATATGTAAACACAGAAACTAATTCTGAACGTCCTAAGTTTGAAACCCAATATCCAATACCATCACTTAATACCTGTGTAAAGTCATTTGCTACCATTGAGTCATTGCCGCCATTGTGCAATGATCCATCAACTTTCATACCTACACACGCTGTACCAAATGTTGATACGTTTTGTACATAAGGTGATTTGGTGTTAATCCAAACTCTTTGATCTGCTGGTCCCCAACCTGGATCTAATGATACATATGCACCTGCACTTGGACGTTTAGTACCGTATGAGTTTGCAGAACCTAGTGTACCTGTAAGGCCGTCTAGTGTCATGTTACGTAAGCCAGTACCATTTCTCATATAGAACATGTTTTCTTGGGTACTACCTGTTACTGAATTAACATATAGTTGGCCAGCTGTAAATGATTTATAATTGCCTGTATAAATTAAGTCGTGTTGTATAGCATCTATATAACGACTTACATCTCTTTCACATTTTGCACTGTTATAACTTAAATCTACTGTCATTGTTCCTGATGCAGTAGTTAATGTTAGTGCTGTGCCGCCTCTTGTTTCAGAAACTGTAAATGTTGTTCCGTTTGGTACTGATTCTACATAATATACTGTATCTGCGGTAATGCCGCCAAATGTTGTACCACTGAACACAACAGCAGTTCCTACATTTAACCAACTTGTATCTGCGATTGTAATCACGTTACCGGTTGCATTTGTATCTGTTGCAGTATCAGTATATGTTGCTGCAATGTATGCTGTAGTTTCAGCTATAATAAAGTTTCTATTTAATTCTATACATTCTATAGCGTATGTATAATCTGTAGTTGTGTTAGGAACATTAGAACCTGTTATAGCCGGTGCAGTAGAATCACCAGTTGCACCATTTAAACCGTAATCTATGTAGTCATGTATTTGTTGAACAAGATTAGCAGCATCAACACCCGCTGCTGCGCCGCCTGCTGGAGCAGTTGTTACTTGTGTTTCACCGTTTCCAGCTGTTGGAGTTACGGCTGCATTTGTTACAATACTATCAATAAAGGTCTCCATATGCAACAACGTTCCCAAGCTATAGTCTACTTCAGATGTATCTACATACGAATCTGCTGGCATTATTCTGGTAGAACGCAATTCGTCACCTATTACAGCAGTTTGATGCGGAACAATCAAAGGAGGAACTTCTTTGAATTGTCCTGTTTTTACAAATAAACTGTTAGTTGGGATACGTTCTGCTGGAACTTCTCCGTCTGATTGTGCATCGATTGCATTTATTACAATATCTAACAATCCTTCAGCAACACTTTGTGCATCGTTTTCCTCAGTATAATTTGTATCAATTACTTGATTAAACGAGCTATAAGTAGTTCCCGGTGCAAGATTAGATAATACAGCATCAATAACTACTTTCATTTGACTTAATGTTTCAGACAACTGTTCATATTCATCTTGAATCGATGCTATTAACGCTCCGCCTTCAAAATAAGTTAACGTAGCTGCTCTGGTTCTTTCATTGCCGCCGTGTCCTAAGTCGTAGATAATTGCATCTAAAATTTGTCCCATATCTCTACGACATGTTGCAATATTATCATTTGTAAAACCTGACCAAATACCAGTTCCTGCTGTTATTTGAGCGTCAACCCATTCTACTAATTCTTCTTGTATAAAACTTCTATTAACTTTTAACAAGTGTTGTGCATTTGTTCTTAAATGTCCTGCGTCAATTCTTTCCAGACCGTATCTAACTGTTTTAAAAGGTTTATCAAGTGTATATCCGTAATCTATTTCATCTGTGCCTTTTTCTGCAACATAAAATACATTATTGATAATACCAAAGTCTGCCCATACTAAATCAGCATCTTCTACTTTCAGTACTTGTCCATCTTTTCCTATAGGTAGTCTTGTTGCGCCGCCACCTGAGTAGTAAACAATATCGCCGTCTGTTGTAAGAACACTAACTTCACTACCGCCTACTAATTGATTCCAAGTTGTACCTGTTAAATCTTGATCTGGTCTATTTTGTACTGTAACTTCATCTGAAGTATGGCTATCTACACAGATATATGTAGAATTTAAATACCTAACCATATCACCTAAATCATAGATAGTAGCATCTGCCCAGTTGCCCTTCCAGTATGCTCCTGAATTTAATCTAGACCAGTAAGTATTATTAGGTGGTCGTTGTCCTGTACCTTCGTGTTCTTCTGTGCATAGATAGGTGTAACCGCCTAAAGTAACAACATCACCTATACGATAATCTTGGTTTGTTGAGTCTTCGCCCCATTCGCCTCTAAAATTAAATCCTGTTGAAAATACATCCCAGTCGTCTAAACTTACAGTTGGTTTAGCATCTAGATTATTAGTTTTTGCAACATATTGGTATCCACCAAAAGTAACAATATCTCCAGGCTGGTATCTGTTTCCTTGATCCCAACTATCTTCGAATTCTAAACCTTCTACAAATTGTGCCCACTTTGCTTCGTCATCTGTGAGATAAGTTTGACTTGTATGATGAGCAACACATATCCAAAGTCCGCCACCAAATTTTACAACATCGTTTACTTTGTATCGTATAGCACCTTGCCAATTTCCCTTATATTCAAAGGTTATATTAAATGTATCCCATTTTAGAGTATCTACTTCTAAACCGTCTGCATCTGTAGCAGCACTTGTATGTGCTGTATTACATCTATAAATACCCGGACCGTATCTAACTAAATCTCCAATTTTGTATGTTGTAGCTGTTGACCAATCTCCTAACCACTCAATACCTGTAGTTGCGAAAATATCCCATTTTCCTTGATCTAGTTCAAGCGTTGCTTGAGATGTATGACCTGTTGTACATATGTAAACAGTAGCTCCATACTTTACTAAATCATTTAGTTGATATTGCGTAGCAGATGCCCAGTCGTCTAACCAACTTAGTCCTTCAGTAAATAATTCCCATTTCGCAGAATCTAAGTCTAAATTAAAATCTGACTTTGATGTATGTCCTGCTACACAAAGATAAGTTTTTCCGTTGACTTTAACAACGTCATCTACATAATATATGGTAGAGGCTGTCCAATCGTTTTTCCAAACAAATCTAATTCTACCTAGTTTAAATTCTGCCATGTTTTACTCCAAAACCTGTATTATACATATTTATCAATTACCTAAGAACAATGCTTGTTGTAAGTATGTTCCGCTAACTCCTCCGTTTAGTGCAACGTCTGCGTTAAATTCTATTCTATTAGCTTCAGTTGAAATACTGCTTCCAGAAATTTCAACCTGTCCTGCTACTACTCCTACTACTTGAAGATTGGCAGATCCGCCGCCAATTCTGGACTCAATATAGGCCCTAATTGCTTTTTGTGTAGGTACAACTTCATCACTATTTGCACTCAGTGTTGCATCAGTACTAAACTCTCTAACCGTAGCACTAGTACCCCCTAATCTTACACCACCTAATCGTAGTTCCTCAAGTCCGCCTAATTCAAATGCATCAGCATTAAGTGTAATAATACCTGTTGCCTGCTCTACTTCAAATAGTTCACCAACTCTAAAGTTACCATCTTGGTCAGTACTTGTATAGAACACACGACCACCTCCACTATCAACAGCTTCGTATGCTTGTGTTGGTTCATTTGTAGACGTATAGCCTTCTACATACCTAGTAGGATAATCTGTATCAACAATATTACCTGAGCCGATGTCTAAGAAATCATGTCCTGTTAGTCTTACTTGACTATAACTTTCTCGTATTGTTATTGATGCTAAATGCTCAGGTGCTGTAATAGCATCTAACAAAGGACTGATTGTTAAACTTGCTGATTGGTTGCCTAGTGAACCAACTACATTATCAACTGCAACTAGTCTATAAATTGTTGAATCTCCAGCAAGTTCTACGTTAGCGCCTGGACCAGGTAAGTTAGTCATACCCGTAACATGCAACCCAGAACCTGTTTGGTATATATCAGCATAACCGTCGCCTGATACTGTTGCTATAGCAGATACAAACCCTGTTCCTCTGTCATTCCATGTAGGTTGGCCTAATACTCCGTCTCCGACTCTAACTTCCCAAGATCCACTTGCAGTTCTATTAGGATCGGTAATTAAAATGCTAGGCGGTGAACCTGCTGTATAACCTGAGCCTGGATCTAAAATTTTAAATTCGCCTAGGCCGCCGCCTGACACAGATAATCTTATAAATGCAGTAGTTCCTGATACAGGATCAGGAATTACTACTCTTGGTTCTATTTGATATCTAGATGTGCTATCAGGTATCTCTAATGTACGTCCAGGAACAACATGATCCCAACCATAAACTCCGTCAGATTCTCTAGCAATAATCATATCTTTTGTAGCAATATCATAAGATGTAATATAACCATATTGTCCTGCACCTGCACCTGCAATAATCATTATACGCATACCTAAATAATTGTCTATAGTGTTTGCATCTGCTTGTGATATTTTTATATTCCCATCTGTATCTACAGGACCGTCTTGTGCGTTACCTTGCACAGTTAAATACCCTGCACCTAAAGGATTTTCGCCTGTACCTGTGAGACGTACTTCGTAGATGCCTCCGTTATTTACATTTGCAGAAGCTATGGACGCCCCTGTGCCTGTACCCGTAATGGCAAATGAAGCAGTAGTGTACGCACTTCCTGCATTTGAATATTCAAACACTAATATATCGTCAAATCCATCTGTGAACACAGTGGAAATTTGCGCATCAGTGCTTCTGTTATTCACTTCAGCAGTAATTGCTGTTTCTGTAGTATCTACACCCTCGGCGACACTACCATATCTTCCATAGGAGTTATTACCGTTGGTTCCTCGAATTTTACCACCATTTTCAGCTAGGTATCCAATATGGTTATAGTATGTAAATACTGATACAAGTTCAGATCTAGCTCTATTTGTACACCATACCCCTATACCATCACTTAATACCTGTGTAAAGTCGTTTGCAACAACAGAGTCGTAACCTCCGTTATGAAGATCGCCATCAATTTTAAGTCCAGTAACACCGTTACCAAATGTAGAAACATTTTGCACATACGGAGATTTGTATATCCATACAGTTTCATCATCTGGTCCGGTCCCTGGATCTAAGCTTACATATGCTGCGTCTAGAGTAGGTCTTCTAGTTAGATACGCATTTGCTGTGCCTAAAATATCTGATAAACCTTGTAGGCTCATATTTCTAATTCCACAACCACTATTTACGTAAAACATTTTAGCAGATTCATAACCTGTTGCAGGTGTTACAATAGTGCTCCTCAATTCGTCACCTATCAAAGCACAATTGCGTGGTAACGATATTGGCAGTATTTCTTCATAATATCCTGTTTTTACAAATATAGAAGTGTTAGGGTAAGACGTATATATTGGATAGATATTTCCTGCGTCTGTATGAGTTACATATTCACCTACAAAATCATTAAAGTTTGCTTCTATATAATCTATAACATCTTTTATAGCATCATTTTGTGCTTTAGTATTGACACTTCCTGTCTGTGATTCATATCTTAAAAAATATGCAGAATCAGCAACTGTAATAGATCCATTTTGATCAATATCTCCGTATGCAAAATTAGTGTTCGGATTTATTGATTGTAGCAGTGTTTCTAAATTAGGCGCATTAACTAATGACCCTGCACTGTCTAATTCTAATATTGCTGCGGTTAATACGTATGTATCTTGATTGCCTGCTGTTGTATCGTACGGAACTCTATTAAACATAAAATCTGCTTCATTTGCTCTTATATGATCTGCGGCATATTTTATTGTTCTAAAAGGAGATTGCAAACTTTTGCCGTTTTCAGGTAAGTCTACACCGTCCTGTGAAACGTAATATACTTTTGAAACAACATCAGCACTAGTCCACTCCAGTGCATTGCCTGTAGATGATAAAATTTCGCCTTGTGCACCTCTAGCAAATCGTGTCTTATTAAGATTTGTTGGATCATTAGCATATGTAATTAAATCTCCTCGAGTTGTAAGTACGTTTGTAGGGAAACCTTCGGCATATAGTTCATAGTAAATTCCGCCTGCAAGTAAATCTAGATCTGGACGTTTATCTGCTGTTCCTAAATGAGGACGTATAACTTTGTGTGTATTAGACCCATAGGTAACTAAGTCATTAAGTTTATATTCTTGGTTTTCTACCCATTGCCCTGTCCAATATGTATGAGGCACTACTACTTTCCAATGTATATCGCTAGGGGGTTCTATATTTTCTACATTTTGTATAGCAGTATACAGTATACCATTATGTCTAATAGTGTCACCAACATTATATGATGTCGAACTATCATAATTATAGTCTTCTCTAAAATTGTAAGATTCACTTACTTGTTCCCAAGTAGCACTATCTTCTGCTAACGGTTTAATTCCTTCGTTGTTAACCTTAGCCCTGTATTGGTATCCACCATAAGACACTACGTCACCAATTTGGTAATATGTGTTAATTACCCATTGATTTTCTGCTTCTACGCCGTCTAAGTATAGTTCCCAACCGCCAGCAATAAAATCGGTTTGGAAATCAGTAGCAGTATGGTGTAAAATACATTTCCAAATACTGCCGCCTTCTTTTATTGTATCATTTTCTCTATAAACGGTTCCAGTTTGCCATTCTTGCAAATATTGTATTGAATCTACATACATATCCCATTTATTAATATCTGCAACGATGCCGACTTCATATGTTGCAGCACTTGTATGTCCGGTGATACATCTATAAACTCTACCATTAGATTTTACTAAGTCATTTGCCTTATATCTAGTGCTAGGTAACCAAACACCTTTATATTCAACAAATTTTGCTAATACAATCCAAGATAATATATCAACTTCTAATCCATTAGCAAATGAAGCTGCGCTGTTGTGTGGATATTGACATTGATATACTACAGGTCCATATTGGACTATATCTCCAAATTGGTAGTAAGTTGATACTGCCCAATCACCTCTCCACTTAGTTCCTTGAGCTTGTAACTCCCAAATTGCTGGAGTATCAAGTACTAATTGTTCCCCCAT